AACGAGTTTTCGGCATTGCAATCCAAATTAGATAGAATCGAAAACAAAATCCCAGATGTTAAATCAGGTTTGGCCAGTGTTGGTTCTAAGGTAGGAAGTCTCTTCGGAGCTTCTGAACTTGGAAGACAAGCTGGTTCTGGATTATCTAAGTTGATGGGTTTCGGTGATTACACAATCATGTCGAACTCGTTGATGAAAGGTAATTCAGCTTCGGAAGCATTTGTCCCTAAGTTTGATAACAAAGGAACTAATGGCATTAGAGTTCGAGAACGAGAGTTCTTGGGCAATATTGTTTCTTCTTCTTCCGTTGGAGCCTTCAACAATGTTACCTATCCGTTGACACCTACATCATCTATGACTTTTCCATGGCTTAGTACCGTGGCAAGTCAATTTGATCAATGGGAACCTAACGGCATTGTGTTCGAGTTTGTCACTACTTCTAGTGACTTTAATGGCTCTGCACAAGGTCTTGGTAGCATTACCATGGCGACAGACTATGATGTATTGGACGCGCCTTACACCTCTAAGGTTGTTATGGCTAACGCCGATTATTCCTCTAGTTGTAAACCATCGGTTAATCAATATCATGGCATCGAGTGTGATCCTATGCAAAGACCTTATCGTACTATGTACACTAGGTCACTTGCTCGGGGTCTGCTTAACAATAATACACTTGGTTTATTCCAAGTGGCATCTACCGGTGTTTCTGCTGCTAGTGTCACTCTTGGTGAATTATGGGTATCTTACGATATCACTTTCTACAAGAAACAACTAGACACAGATTTAGTGCCGTCATTTACCATCAATGGTAGTTATGACTCAGGCACAGCATCTTGGACTGTCAACACGACCACCAACCATGTTGGTTGGTCGACGGCGACAATTCCATCCGCTACAAATCAGTTGAGAATTAATTTCCCTCCTGGCGTTGATAGTGGTCGGTATATGGTGCAGATCTACCAAACCGTTTATTCGGGAATCAACCCACCTGGTGTTGCTAGTACAGGCACGACTTCAACTGAAGTTCGAGCTTCTACAATTAGCCCAGGAAATCCGTGGTTGTGGAATGGTCTTTTCAATGTTAGCACATT